GCAGCCAAGACCACCGACCCTGAGTGGGTGTTCCGCACCGAGGTGTTGTGCCAGCGGGTGAACCTGGCGGCGGTGTCGCCGTTGCCGCGCTGGCCGCATGTGCGTGAGCCGGGTTCTACGGCGCCCGTGGGCGCCCCTACGGGCTTCGCAGTGGATGTGTCGTGGGATCGGTCACGTGCGTGGATCGGCGCCGCTGTGCGCCTTCCTGACGGCCGTACGCATCTTGAGGCTGTCGCCAGCGATGAGGGCACCGAGTGGGTGTTGCCGCGACTGCGTGAGTTGTGCGAGCGGTGGTCGCCGGTGGCGGTCGGTCTGCAGGCGTCCGGTGCTCCGGCGTCGACGTTGCTGGGTGAGCTCGAGGAGTTCCTCGACGTGCCGGTGGCGGCGATCGGCGGTGCTGATCTGGCGCGTGCGTGCGGGTCGATGTTCGACGCGGTGGCGAATGGCACGGTGCGGCATCCGGGTCAGGAGCCGATCGACTCCGCTGCCCGCCATGCGTCGATCCGGCCGCTGTCGGACGCCTGGGTGTTCGACCGTAAGCGTTCCCCGGTGGATATCGCCGGCCTGATGGCCGAGGCGATGGCGCTGTGGGTGTTGTCCACGATCAAGCCGAAGCCGAAGCGTACGGCACCGAGACGCATTAGATGACGAACAGGAAGGGGTCAGCGTGATTCCGTCGACCCCGGAGCAGTGGCTGTCGCTGCTCACCGCACGGTTGGATTCGCGGCAGTCGCGGCTTTCGGCGTTGCGTGACTACCTGGCCGGCAACCCGCCGCTGCCTGAGGGCGCGGTCAACGACGAGACCGCCTACCGCGACTTCCAGTTGAAGTCGCGGACGAACTTCGCCGAGTTGGTGGTGGATGCTGTCGCCGAGCGGATGCGCGTCGGCGGGTTCCAGGTGGGTACGACCAGTGACGACGATGACGCGGCGCGTGCGGTGTGGCGCGAGAACATGCTCGACGTCGGATCCGCCGACATCCACCGCGACATGCTCGCGGTCGGTGTGGCGTATGCGGTGCTGACCGGCGACCGCCGCGTGATGGTGGAGGCGCCCGAGTTCTGCATCACGGACGACGATCCGCGCACGAAGTTGCCGCGGGCCGGGCTGATCGTGTGGCGGGACACGGCCGCCGGCATGGACTATGCCGACCTGCTGCTGCCGCGTACGGTGCAGCGGTTCTCCCGCGAGATCCCCGACTCGCAGTTGGTGGTGGCGAAGGGCTCGTTCCACGCCCCGGCGGCAGGTGACTTCTTCAGCGAGAACCCGATCGAGGTGACGCGGTCGTGGAATCAGGGCCAGTGGGAGCCGGAGACTGCGCCGATGCTGCACGGCTACGCTGAGGTGCCGATCGTGAAGTTCGCGAACCGCGACGAGGTCGGCGAGTTTGAGCGGCACACGGATCTTCTCGACCGGATCAACTGGGGGCTGTTGCAGCGTCTGGTGATCACGGCGACGCAGGCGTGGAAGCAGCGCGCGATCAAGGGTGAGTTGCCGACGCATGACGCGGAGGGCAACGAGATCGACTACGGTGCCGTGTTTGCCCCCGGCGCCGGCGCGCTGTGGACGTTGCCGGAGGGCGTCGACATCTGGGAGTCGTCTCAGACTGACATCGGCCCGATCCTCACCGCGATCAAGGACGACATCCAGCACCTCGCGGCCGTCACCCGGACGCCGATGTCGACGTTCATGCCTGGTGGTGAGAACCAGTCCGCGGAGGGCGCAGCGTTCGCCCGTGAGGGTCTGGTGTTCAAGACGGAGGACCGGATCGCGCGTGCGTCGAGTGCGTGGGATCGGCTGATGCGGTTGGTGCTGGACACCGATGCGGTGGTCACGAAGTGGATGCCGGCCGAGCGCCAGTCGTTGACTGAGCGCGGCGATGCCGCCAGTAAGGCGCAGGATCTGTCGTGGCGTGGACGCATGGAGACGATCTGGCAGTTCTCCGGCGAGGAGATCGACCGGATGGAGGCCGAGCGGGCCGCTGAGCAGCCCGTGCCCGTCGCCGCCCCTGTCGTCACCACTGAGGCCGACCCGGCCGAGTAAAGACCACCCGTCACACGGCGGGTTTGGCGCCCCTGGAGGGCGTTGTTCACCGACCCTGGAGGTCATCGCACCATGTCCGACGCAACACCGACGAACGAACAGTCACAACCCGCGGAGCAGCCGCTCGAGCCTGCTCCGACGCCCGCCCCGGCGCAGGCCGCCGAGCCGAGCAAGCAGCAGACGTTCGACGCCGACTACGTCGCGAAGATCCGCGCCGAGGCGGCCAAGTACCGCACGGAGGCCAAGGCCAACGCCGAAGCCGCCAAGCGTCTGGCTGAGATCGAGGAATCGAACAAGACCGAGGCGCAGAAGCAGGCAGAGCAGCTCGACAAACTCCGCCAGGAGAACGAGCGCCTGCAGTCTCAGATGCTCAAGGCCCAGGTGGCCGCCGACAAGGGAGTGCCCGCCGAGTTGTTGTCGGGCACGACTGAGGACGAACTGGTCGCGTCCGCTGAGCGCCTGCTGGCGTTCCGTGGTCAGCAGGCCGCCCCGGAGTACGGCCGCAGTGCGGACGCATCTCCGACCAAACCCAAGCAGTTAACCCGTGCCGACATGTCGCGTATGACGAACGATCAGATCGTCAAGGCGGATGAGGCCGGACTCTTCGACGACCTGAAAGCGGGCCGTCTCTAACCACAAAGGAGGACAGCCGTCATGGCCGTTCAATACTTCCAGCCGGAGATCTGGAGCGCACGTCTGCTCTCCAGTCTGAAGAAGGCGACCGTGTACGGTGGCGTCTGCACCCGTGAGTACGAGGGTGACATCCGCGACTCCGGCGACACGGTTCGCATCACCTCGATCAGCCGTCCGACGATCGGCACCTACACCAAGGGCAGCACGACCGTCACCCCCGAGCAGCTGACCGACGCGCAGCGCTCGCTGCTGATCAACCAGGTGAAGTACTTCGCCTTCGAGGTCGACGACGTCGACTACCGCCAGGTCGCTGACGGTGGCGCGCTGATGAACGAGGCCGCCGCTGAGGCTGCCTACGGTCTGGCCGACACCGCCGACCAGTACATCGCCGGCCTGTACGGCGACATCACCAACACCATCAGCACCGTGTCGATCACCGACTCCACCAAGGCTGTCGACGGCGTGGCTGACCTGATGGTGAAGCTCGACGAGGCGAACGTGCCGAAGGCCGGTCGCTACGTCATCGTCCCGCCGTGGTACCACGGTCTGCTGGTGCAGTCCGACATCCTCGCCCCGGTGGACGCCAGTGGTTCTTCGGAGACGCTGCGCAACGGTCTCGTCGGTCGCCTGTTCGGCTTCGACGTGCTGGTGAGCAACAACGTCCCCGTGATCACCGGCGACGACTACGCGGTGCAGGCCGGCGTGCCGGGTGCGATCGCGTTCGCCGAGCAGATCGTCAAGGTCGAGGCTTACCGCCCCGACGACTCGTTCTCCGACGCCCTGAAGGGGCTCCACGTCTACGGCGCGAAGGTCATCCGACCCGACGCCGCGGCCGTGATGACCGCGTCGAAGACCTGACGACTAGCGGCGGCCCCGGTGCAACCTCTCTGCGCCGGGGTCGCCGCTACCCCTGTACCTGCCACCTGTCCACCACACGATGCGTTAGGAGCATCCAATGGCACGTTCCGAAGTCACCATCACCACGCTTGCGGGCAACACCTGGGGCGCACAGCCGACGGGCAACGACCTGGACCCGACAAACGGCCACGTCATCACCCCGACCTGCCCGGTCAACGAGCTCGTGATCGAGATCACCCACACCACCGCGTCGAGCAAGAACGTCACCGTGCTCGCCGGCGACAACCCGCCCGCGAACGCGCAGGGCGCGGGCAACCTCGTTGAGGCGTTCGGCGCTGGGGATTCCACCCCGGTCGTCAAGCGGATCGTTCTCGACTCGTCCCGGTTCCTGCAGAACGACGGAACCATCAACATCGACGTGGCGTCCGGCGCGACCGGCAAGATCCGCTGCTTCAAGGTTTCGCGTATCTGATGGCGAAGTACAAGTTCGTCGCCAGCGGCAACGTCTACGACGTGGATCTGGACGCCTCTGGCCCGAAGCAACGCGAGAACTACGAGTTCCGAATCGCCGCCGGCGAGATGGTGCTCGTGGATGAACCGAAGAAGCCTGCCGCGAAGAAGGCGGCCCCGTCCGCCGACGACGCGGACGGCGAGCAGTAAGCACCCCTGGAGGGCACGATGGCGTTGGCCGAACTGGCGACCCCCGCGAGGGTCGGCAAGTACCTGGCGCAGACGGTCACCGACCTGGAAACGGTCGACGATGACTCGCTGCAGCAGGCTTGCGACGACGCCAACGCCGTCGTGCTCGACCATCTGATGCGCCCGTCGTTGACGGGTTTGTCGGAGGAGGTGCAGGCGGCGGTGGTGTTCGTGGCGACGAAGGTCGCTGCGCGCATCTACCGCAACCCGTCGGAGTTCACTGTGGAGACGTTCGGCGAGGCGTCGCACACTTATGTGGATCCGCGGATCCTGACCGGCGACGAGCGCGCCCAGTTGCGGCGTGCCCGGTCGGCGCGGGTCGTGCGTGGCCCGATCCAGACGCTGGGCAGCACCAATGCTTGAGTCGTCGGTGACCGGCGCTGACGGCGTGACGCGCAGCCTCGAGGAGATCATGGAGCGCGTCGACCTCCGCAAGTTCTACGGCGGCCCGGTGGCGTCACTGTGGCACAAGCGGCAGAAGATCGTCTTCGACGAGCGGCTGACGCCGTTGAGCGAAGAGACGGTGCGGATCTGGAAGAAGCGCACGCCGATGGTGACGACCGGCGCGCTGCGCACTGCGACGACGAAGTACACGCCCATCAAGGCCGACAGGGACACTGCGACGTTCGGTATCCCGAAGGCCAACCGCGTGAAGTGGATCGGTGTCATGCACGCCACGAAGACCGGGTCGAGGCCGAAGCGTGACGTCGTCCCGAACTGGTCGCGTGCCGAGAAACTGGTGATCCTCGACAAGATGACCGACTGGATCATGCGCGGAAAGATCCAGGCGCAATGACCTCCGGGCACGAGGCCGTCAAGGCCGACCTTGTGGCGCATCTGAGCGCCAATATCGGCGACTGGGTGGATGTGGTCGCGGTCGACAGTTGGCCGCCCGCACCGGCCTTGGTGGCCGCTACAGACATCCTCCCGGTCGACGAGGACAAGCCGTGGCCGTGCGTGCTGGTGTCGACGACGAGCATGAGCACCACCACCCGTGCCGCCGGCGTCGGCTCGGGTGTGTTCATCGGCGACTACGGCGTCCGCGTGACGGTGGCTGTCCGCACCCCGAAGTCGAAGGATTTCGACCAGGCGGCGGTCGGCCGCGATCGGCTGCTGGCGGCGGTGCGGTATCTGCTGCTGTCAAGCCCGAAGGCCGGCGACGACTGCGCCGTGCTGACCGCTGACTTCTCCGAGCAGACCGACCCGGTGGCCGTCGACGCGAAGGGCCGCCCGGTGGCGGTCGGCACGTTGACGCTGACGGTGCGGCACACCGAAACCATCCCCGACCTCGCCGAGTACGGCACCGCCGATTCCGCGATCGTCGAGCTGGGTGTGACCGACGCCGACGGGTCGCTGTTCACGAACCAGCACTACGACGCCGAGTCCGTCTACGACGATCCCGCAGACGGCTACGACGGCGGCACCGAGTGGCCTGCAAAGCCGTAAGTCAACCATCCCCCTCCAACCCCCGATAGAAGGGCTGTCCCATGTCAGCACGGGTAACCGTTTCCACTCAGGCGATCGCCTCCCCGCCCCCGGGTGTGGTCGTCGACTCCGGTCAGGCGTTCATCGTCGGCCAGACGCAGCGCGGT